CCCACCTAGAGCGCTGGGCATTTTGATACATTCTATAGATGTTTCGATTTAAAAACGATTGCATAGATTTTCCTCTATCAATCATTGATTCTAACTGAATCGTAACATCGTTATTTTTAGTTCCGAATTTGATCATCGATTAGGTGGTACGTCGAGCACCCCTCCTAGGCTACTGCCCCAAAGAGGAGCAAGCGCTTGACCTTGACGGTTCTCATAGTAGTCATTTCTTAACTTCATTGCTTCGGCTCGAGCATCCTCAGAAGATTTCTTAAATTGAATAATGATCTTCTCTCGCTCACCGTCTGGCATATCTTGCATTTTATATGTATCGGCGAACGTATCAGCAAAACGTAAAGCAAGCTTCTGATAGGCCTCAGCGCTTGCATAGGTTAAAGCTGCGGTCTGTAGGCCGCCAATTATTTGAGTGTAGTCATCCCCTGCGGCTAAAAAGTTCGAAGCAAGCCTAAGAAAGCTTTGAAGCTCAGAGTCTAAAAAATATTGTGAGTAGTAAGTACACTCAATCACGTCTCCGCTAACGGGCGCTGCCGCTAGTTGAAAGTATCCTGTGACTATATCATCCGAAGAGATAGCAGCATTCGCAAGCCTAACCCCGTTCTTATAAACGCCTAAAAACCCTGTAGCGCTAGTCAGATCAGTGATCCTTCGGAATTCAAATGTTTTAAAAATAGTGTTAACGCCGTTCACGTCCCCGAACACGCGCTTGAAAGCTCTCAGTCTGTCGGTAGCGTTGTCTGATAGTTTAGTCCTCAAATCACTAACCGCAGTAGACCAACTCACTTGAAAACCCCCAGTTGATTTAACGCATCAAATAGCGTTGAATCCTTCTCTAAAATTACATAATTCAGGCCAAGCTCTTTCATGATAGCGGCCTTCTGGTAACAGATATCAGCGTCAGGCTCATTCGTTGGCTCATCAACATAGAGTGTTGTGGTTGTCACATCATCCCCTAGGCGAGCATATGGAAAGAACTTATCAAAGCGCTTCATTCTGTCATAGTGCTTGTATCGTGCGCGAAGCTCGTCATGATACCAGTTTCTAATGTAGACAGAGCTTTTCGCTACTGTCTCGGCTATGGTTTGAAACTCCTGAGAAGCTTTCGTGATTTCTTTGACGGGTTTCTCGATTATCTTTTGTGCAAAATCTTCGGGACTCTCTCGCCGTTCGATCACAGAAATACTTTTCGTTTGTTTTATTTTAGCCATTTTAATTTTCCCCTTAAGGGTAGGGTAGCAGCGCCACCCCACCCGTCAAGAGTAAATTAATTATTAAACTGACCCGTCGTTTCCGATATAAAAGAAACGTGGATCGATGAAGTCAGCATTCCCACGGATGCGAACTTTAAAGCGAATTACATCGCGATCAAAGCTCATTCCTGATGCTGGATTCTCAAGCTCAACCACAGCCGCTTCACGGATCTGAGCAACGAAAGCAGGCGCTTTGCTATCAAGCAAGTACCAAGCTTTTGAATTGTTGTTCACTGATCCAGTGTTGTCGAACACGAAACGAGAGATAATTGGGTTAGCAATTCCTTCGATCGGGTTGATAGAAAACGCGCCCCCGGTTGCTCCGGCAGTCGCTCCAGTTGGGTAATAAGCGCTATGCAATAGAACCGAAAGGTCATATTTTGCATAAGGTGAAGCGATAATCGCGTCAGGCTGTACGCTCATTTTTAATCCAAGCTTATTCTTTTGGTTCATCAATGCGATGAATGCAGATTGAATATTAGCTTGGTTTAAGGCTCCATAAGAAGCTGGCCTGTTAGATCCTCCGCCTACCATAGAAGTAGACCAAGGATAAGAAGCTTCGTCGTCTGGTTGAGTCTCAGACTTAGGTACGCTCATGTTTACGTACTTCATGTTTGAAACTGACGCAAGCTTACCATAGCAAAGAACTTCTAACACTTGCTTAGCATATTGACCAAGAAGAGCAGATTGTTTTTGAAATTGACCCGTTTGATCATCTTCCAAAAGTTCTTTAGAAACTGAGAACAAAGTTCCATATTTTCTATTGCGGAGCTTGATGTCTAACCCTGCGGCACCCACTTCTGGATAGATTTCATTCTCACCAATTTGAGAAAGGAAGCCAACGCCTTGCAATGGAGCATAGAGTTCTTCTTGTCTGTTAGAATTAACAGTGTGAGTCCATTGCTCAAAAGTAGTCGCTACGGTTTCATAAGCAGAATTCACGATGGTCTGTACGCCAGCGCGAAGAACAGCCGGGAATGCTCCCATTTGATCAGCCTCTGCTAACTTCTGCTTGGTTTTTTTCCAAGAGAAAGAACGCTCTAAAACTGGAAAAGCCTTAGAATCGCGTGGATCAACTCCGAATGTACGCTTCATTGATTCGATAAGCGCTTGCTCGTCTTCAGACGCCCAAAGCTTCTCGCTCATGATTGCTCTATTTTCTTCAACGGTATTTTTAAAACCGATTTTATGTGTACTCATTATTTCATCTCCTAGATTTCGAAGCCTGAGCCGTTGTTACAGCCGACAAGCACTTTACCTGTAGAGGATGATCCGGCAGTGATTGCCGCATCTTGAAAGATCCCTACTGGATTGGTTCCAGTTGATGAAACGGTCTGAGCATCAACCGCGCAAGCATACACTAAGCCGCCAGCCGTGAAAGCATCGCCTGATTTTAATTTGAGCAATGCAACTACGCCGAACTGTGGGCCCGCAATGTCTTCAATAGCTTGAGAAGCGTCAACCGCTGTTCCGCTATAAGAAGAAATAAGCTTGCCGTTCACAAGTGTATTTCGAGCAATGCCAAGAACTCGAGCACCATCAGTGTCCGAAGTAACTGGCTTGATTAGTTTGTTAGTGGTATCAAAATACAATAGGTCGCCCTGATTGAAAGACACCGCAGAGCTGATCACTGCCAACGCTGATTCAAAAATTGAACCCGGTCGCACTGATCGCACGATGTTATTTATCGCTTTAGTAGCCATTTTTATTTTCCCCTTTTATTTATTTAAGCATATCTGTGAAAGAAATTTTCTTATCTTTCGACGGAACGCTCATTGTTTTCTCTGTAGACGTTACAAAGAATGACTGCTTTGATTGAGACTCACTTCCCAAACTAAGGCCAGCTTCCTTGAAAGCATCAACATAAATTTTTACAGCTTCGTCAACTTCTTTTTCGTTGCGAAGTTTCTTAGCGCGAATCTTGTCAGTAATGCTTCTAGGAAGTTTGCTCTCTGCTAACTTCTTATCAAGATATACTGCCATATCACGCTTTTTAAGCTCAGTTTCAAGCATAGCGATGCGTGCCTCAAGCTTCATAGCTGCGGCTTCTTTCTTGGCCTCATCTTCGCTTTCGTGCTTTGCTTCGTCTTCGCTCTCATGCTTAGCTTCATCTTCTGATTCTTTTTTCTCAGCTTCAGCCTTTTTAGCTGCCATGTGCTTAGCAAGCTTCATAGCTTTAGCGGCAGACTGACAAGCCTCTTCTTCTGACTCGCCCATTTCTTTATAGGCTTCGCAAGCCTTATGAGCTGCTTCTTCTTCTTCCTCGCCCATGTCTTTACCGTCTTCACCCATGTGCTTTTTGATCATGTCTAGGATGAGCTTCTTGTCTTGCTGTTCATCAGCGTGTTCGTCTCCTTTAGGAGCGTCCATCGCTTCGTCTTCGCTTTCGTGCTTTTGTTTCATTTCCTCTTCGGCCTCTTTAGGCAGAATGTCTTTTTTTGCCATGTCATCGTTTCCTTTCGTTTCACTTTCTAACATTTCTAAGACTCTGCCCTTGGCTCCTGCCTCAGTCACTAAGTCTGTTGATATTGCATCACGAATCGTATTAACGACTCGTATTTGTGTCAGCCCCTCTTCAATTGCTTTCATGATTTTAGGCTTGCATGACTCAGGGATATTTCCTTCGCTCATGAACTCCTCAACCGTGAAAGCCTCCGCATCGCCTGATGCATTGATAGAGAGACCAACAAAATCTTTATCCGCGTATTTTGTGGAATATTCCACGGCTTGCCTAACCAGTGACCTAGCCCACTCATAAGGCTGATCAGGTAGAATAATTAAATCAGCACATAACGCTTTTGAGCCATCACTATTTTCTTCGACGTGTACGTTCTCAAAATGCCCGATGATATCTCTCACTGAGCGCTCTGGCCTGTCTTGCTCTTCACTTCTAGCAGGGTGATCAGCAAAACATTTCTTCCCCTCAAATGCAGTGATGGCAGAATCAATCGCTTGAGCTGAATAGTAAAACCCGTCTCTTAGGTTTCCTAAGCCCTCTTGAATTAAAGCTACTCGAAATTTATTTTTAACCTGAGCGCCTTTTGCTGGGCCGCCTTCGGTCTCCATGAACTTAACAGAGATGAAGCTGTCATTCAGTGGCGAGTTTGATTCTTTCTTTTCTTTCTTTTTCTTCTTAGGCTTTTTGCCTTGGTCTCTTAGCACCGCCACGTTAGCGCCAGTCTGTTCGGCTTCTTGCTTCATTCCATCGATTTTATCTTTTTGGTCAACAATGGCAAGGCCCTTGCTCTTAAGCGTGTTCACAAGGGTAGCGGCACTCATTTGAGGAGTGTCTAGCAGTATTTGATTCACTTGATCCTCAGCCGATGGATCAGGCTTAGTGAGTGGCTTAGGCTCAGGCTCCCCAACCTCTGGCTTGATTTCTTTGTTCTTAGATTTCTTTTCGTAAACCTCAGAAGCATAGAACCAAAAGGGTTGTTTAATGCCTGTCTTGTCGTCTTCTTTTTTCTTAATCAGACTTTCAAAAATTTTAAGCAATTTCATTTTACCAGTTTTGCCTCTTAGCGCGTTGAGCTTTTGAGACGAA